AGGCGTGTTTGATAATTACGTTGCTGTTGGTTCAACGATAGATACTGGTGATCGCAGATTACTTATTGCCGCAGCTGCTGCTGTAGCGACTGTTGCCGCAAACGCTTTGTCCGGAGGTTCTTCTTCAGGTGGTTCTGGTGGCGGTTCTAGTGGGCCAAGCAGTGGTCCAAATGACGCTGCAAGAAAAGAAGAAGAGGAAGAGATGGCTGGTGAAATATCTGGCGGGGATGATGACGATACTGATTATGCTAAAAATAGCATTTACGAGTATTATATTAAGGAGGGTATAGAAATGAAGAAATTTGATTGGTTGGGTTTTGTTAAAAAACTATGGGATATAACTGCCGGTATTGCATTTACGATTGCCGGTAGTGTGGTTGTGTATTATACTCTTTCTGGCGTTACACAAACAATTGCTTTAATTTCAACCATAACTGCCTGCGTAGTTCATTATATTCATCAAATATTTAAAAACGATACTGATTGATTTACATTTAAGCTTGCGTAATGTATACTATTAACTGGCACCAGTGGGTGCTAGGAGGGTGATCCATGTCTAGTTTGTTAAGTGAGAATAATAAGAAGATGTTAGCGTCTTATGCTCGGTCCTGCATTGGTGCGGGTCTTGCGGTATATATGACGGGGAACACAAATCCAAAAGATATTGGCGCGGCGGCTCTTGCAGCCCTTGTTCCAGTTCTTATGCGATGGTTGAATCCAAATGATTCAGCTTTTGGTCGCAGTAAATAATATTAATTAAGAGGTCTACATGGGCAAAGTCGAATGGGACATTGTTGTTCCGATTAAATTACCAATTAGTCTAAAAAATGTAGAACCTGGCAAGCTCCACCCATCGCTTCTCCGTAAAATCCCACAAGGCGGTCAATTACACTATCTTGCGGCAGATGCATGGAATGCGATGGTGGATGCTGCCAAAGCAGACGGTGTTGAATTAAAACCCACAAGTGCTGGAGATACTTATAGAAGTTATGACAGCCAAAAAGCTGGGTTTTTGTCTAGATATCAACTAGAACCAATTGCAAATCAAAGTACAAAAACATTTGAGGGTAAAACTTGGTACCTTAAAAAAGGTATGGCTATGATGGCGACACCTGGAAAATCTAATCATAATTTAGGTATTGCCGTAGATATTCACTCAGCGGGAGAAAATAAGCGCTTAAAATGGTTGATTGCCAATGTGCGTAAATTTGGCTGGAGCTGGGAAGTGGTTCCATCAGAACCCTGGCATATACGCTATACAGAGGGTGATCAAATTCCACAAGCGGTAAAGGATTGGCTTGTACTTAATCCAAAACCGGCAAGTATGTTTGGAACACCAGCGGAGCAAAAAGCCGCAGCTGAGGCAAAAGCTGCGGCAGAAAATGTGTCTGCCGACGCCAATCAGAGCAAGGAAGACCCGTCTTCTTTGCCGGTTATTTCTAATCCAAATAAAGGAAAAGTTGTTAAAAAACTGCAATCTCTTTTGACTCAAAAGGGGTTCCCGGCAGGTGCTGACGGAGATTTTGGACCAAAAACTGAAGCAATGGTAAAAAAATTTCAAAAATCTAAATCTCTTCCTGAAACTGGAGAAGTTGATAAAGCAACATGGGCGGCATTGCTCTCTTAAATAATTTGATATAAAATTAAACAGGAGTAATTATGCCAGGAACTAGAAATATTGAAATTTATCAAGGTGATAATTATTCTCATCAATTAACATTAAAGAATAATGCAAATGCGGTTATAAATATAACATCACGCACATATGCTGGGCAAATAAGGAAAAGAAGAACAGCCACTGCCGTTACTAGTACATTTGTAACAGAAATAACAGACGGTGCTAATGGAGTTGTTGTATTTTCTTTACTGCCAGCAGCAACAGCCAATATTGCAGCCGGGTCTTATGTGTATGATTTTCAAGAAACCAACGGTGCTGTAGTAACAACTTTGCTAACTGGAGTGGTAACGGTTACAGGTGAGGTAACAAGGTAATGGCAGATTTAACTACTGTTCAAATACAACCAGCTGACATTTCTAATGTATCTCAAATTGTACAGACTACCGTTTTAACACAAAGTAGTGGTACAATTAATTTAGCAAGTTTAAGTTTAAGCAATACGGCTCCTGCTGATGTTGCAAGAACAGCAGGTGTCGGCTCTAGTAATGTAGCCGCCAGAGCTGATCATGTACATAGCGCTGCGGATTTATTGTTAGACGGAGGTAATTACTAATGGCAAATACACTAAGGATTAAGCGCAGAACATCTGGCGCGGCTGGCGCTCCATCCACAATAGAAAATGCGGAATTGGCATTCAACGAAGTAGACGATATCCTTTATTATGGTGAAGGCACTGCTGGGGCTGGGGGGACTGGTACGGCTCTGGCGATTGCGGGACCGGGTGCTTTTATCACACTAACTAGTGCTCAATCAATTTCTGGCGCTAAAACATTTTCTGGAGCAGTTATTGTTCCGGCACCGTCTTCGGCAACTCATGCCGCAACTAAATCATATGTTGATAGTGCTGTTGCTGGTGTAACAATTGCTAATACAGCAGTAACGGCTGGCTCTTATGGCGGTGCAGGCACGGTTAGTACATTTACTGTTCAGGCAGATGGTCGCTTAACCGCTGCTTCAAACACTACAATTTCAATTACAGCATCTCAAATTAGTGATAGAACAACAAATCTCGTAACTGGTTTGACAGGCACTGCAAATGAAATTGCAGTATCCAACTCTGGAGTTGGCGCAGTAACATTAAGTTTGCCAGCCAATGTTACTATTTCAAACAACCTTACTGTAACCGGTGATTTGACTGTTCAGGGCAATACAACAACTTTAAATACAGCAACTCTTGTTGTTGAAGATAAAAATGTTATTATTGCAAATATTGACAGCCCAACAGATGTTACAGCAGATGGTGCTGGTATTACAGTTAAAGGGGCAACAGATAAAACATTTAACTGGGTTGATGCCACCGATTCTTGGACATCATCGGAACATATAAATATTTTAGCAGGAAAAGTTTTTAAAATTGCTGGCACCACGGTATTAAGCGGAACAAACCTTGATAATGTGACTGTAGACGGTGGTAGTTTTTAATTAGGAGAGACAATGGCTAACATTGTAAAGCTTAAAAGATCAGGAACTGCTAACGCCGCCCCAGTTGGTAATTCACTGGAGCACGGAGAGTTGGCAATCAATTATGCTGATGGAATTTTATTTTATAAAGATGCAAGCAATACTGTTATTTCATTTAACATAACAGATGCAATAGCCAATTCAAATCTTGATACAGAGGTTGCCGACTTAGAAGTGTCAGTAGCCATGCAAACCTTTTAAGGTCTAAAACGCATTTTCTGTTATAATTGGTTATTATGGATGATGTAAAAATCAATACAAGTAAGACATTAACCCTTACCCTGCCAAGCGATCCTGCATCCAATATTGTATCCACAAATTTATATCACGAATTTGGCTCACAAGTAAGCGGCCCAACAAATGCTACAAGAACAAGCGCAGGCGTATATACAATTACCTACGGTCAGCAAGCATCCGGTGTTTATGTTTTAAATTCTGCCGGGAGACATAGAGTTGATTTTACTTACACAATAAGTGGCACATCATATACTCAATCTCAATATATAAATGTTTATACTCCTTATTGCGATATTGATATATTTTTTGGAGAACATGCTGAACTTGAAACCAATTTTTATGACAAATTTGATTCTTATGAAAAAAAAGTTAGAAATATAATTAATACATTTTGTGGACAATCTTTTGATTTTTATTTTAATAAATTTTTTATATTAAATGGAAATAATAAAAGCACACTACCTCTTCCCTTACCAATAGTAAATTTAAAAACAGTAACTATGAATGTTGGTGATGAGGATGAAACGCTGTTGCATGATTCAAACAACTCTTCGGTAAATAACATAGAAAAATGCCGAGAGCCTTTTAATTTTCAGTCATCAAACTGGATTCAATTTAAAAACTCCTATTTAGATAGTGTACAAAAAATTGTTGTAACTAATAAATTTAATTCAGACGATGATTACAAAGTTGTTGGCGATTTTGGCTGGCAATTTGTTCCTAACAATGTTGAACAAGCATCTGATTTATTACTTCTTGACATGATGAACGACGATTCGGAATTTAGAAGGCATGGCATGACTACCGTAGATATGGATGTACTAAAGTATCAGACAAAAGATTCTTTTTATGAATCAACCGGGAATATTGATGCAGATATTTTGTTGATGGATTACACATTATTTATTATGGACTATGTGGTGTAATTATGGCCTATGGAACATATTTTCGCTTTACTCACAATGGGATTGTTTATACAAAAACGATTACAACAAACGCAGCAGGACAAAAATATCCAACATTTACAAATGCCGGAGTAATATATTTTCAATTTCAAACTCCTACGCTTTCTTCAACGGGTGGGGAAAAAAGAGTCGCTCCATACAACGAAAATATAGCTTACTATGAAGCAATTGTCCCTAACAAATATGATTCTTATATAACATTTTCTAACCGAATTGGATCTGTTAAAGATAGATACAATAATGCAATCAGTTCAGATGTTTATGAAATTATAGGTATACAACCTAAATTTTCTTTTTCTGGGAAAAAACATCATAACTTAGTTATGCTTAAAAGGGTAATCGAGCCTCAATGATAAAATTTACAATATTTCACGATATACAAAAATATATAGATCGTCTAAATACTGTTTCTTTAGACATACAGACAGCAGCGGCAGAGGCCGCTGTGGCGACTGCACTCAATTTAGAAGAAATTAACCCCCCATACGGTGTAGTAAATATATCATCTGATGGTAATGAGTTTACGATAACCGCAGACAATATTGGGTATCAAGAGGATGTTGTTGAAGAAGCAAAAGAGGTTTTCATAGATACATTCAATGAATCTTTCAAGAATTTAAGGGGTGTGAAATAATGGGAATTAGTGTTTACGATGTCAATACGCGAGTAAAGAATGACGCTACCGTTATATCAATTGCTGGGAAAACGATGAATTTTTTTCCTGTGGTGGCAACTGGGAACGAGCCAGCCCCCTTTGTTACATATTTATACCAGCCAAGGGTTCCCGATGTAGAGCAATACTGGGTGAGGTGCGACTATATAAGATATTCTATTTTTGATACAGATGCAGCAAGGCTTTTTGCTTTGTCAGAAAGATTTATTTCTATACTTTCAATTGGTGATTTAGTTGCTCAAACCGATGGAATTGTCAATACGGAAGTCAGAAATTTAAGTTCTTATATGATCGGATCAAGCTTGGCTGCCCCTATTGAAAAAGAAGGCTGGTATAGAATGAATCTTGATTTTAAAATTAAAAATGTTGATAATTAGTGTGGTATAATGGGTATTGCGGTAAAACGCATAAAAGAATTGTGTTATAATGAAATATGGGATACACTACAATTACATACATTGGAAAAGAAT